TGTTCCGACGGTCGCCCTTCGGCATCAGGTCGAAGCCGCTGGCGGGGTTCCCGTCCTGCATCTCTTCGGCGATTTCCTCGCGGATGTCCTCCAGCTGGCCCTCGATACCCTCGATGAAGGCGTCCATCTCCTCCTTCAGGGCGACGCGAGAGGACCGGTTTCCCTGATAGGTGGGCGCGAAGCGGCGGGCGATGGCGATCGGGAACACCTCGAGGTTCCACCGGCGGACCGCCGTGATGAGCGCGGAGAGGACGGCGTAGCGCTTGCACAGCGGGAGCAGGGCCTGGTGCAGCTCCTGCGGGCTGTCTCCGACCATCACGTCCCACACATCGGCGCCGATCATCCGCCGGATCTTCGGCTGCGCCTCGATCACGAGGTTCTGCAGCATGTAGTACACGTAATACGAGCCGTCGACGGGATAGATCCGCTCGAACTCCGGCAGGGAGCGGACGATGGAGGCCTTGTACTGCTTCCGGATGTCGGAATTCATCCAGGAGGACTCTTCCGTATCCTCGAGGACCTTGTACAGGGCGTCCATGGAGCGGTACCAGCGCTCCTGCTGCGCCTGCTGGTCGCGGTCGACCATCCACTCGAAGGGAATGTGCTCGTTCTGGTCGGCGACGACCTTCGCGCCGTGATCCCCGTGGGTGATCAGGTTGTTCCTGGTATAGCGGGACACGGCGAGGACGGCCACGGCCTTCCGGACGGCGAAGGTCAGCGGGGTCTCGTCTCCGAATTTGTACCCGTTCTCGGCCGCTTCGATGACCGCGTCGCCCACCAGGGCGGCGACGGCGTTGGTCGCGTCGGCCAGCTCGGAGGCGATGACGCTGAAATCGTTCGAGGCGAGGTAGATGCCGGTGAGCTGCTGGAGCTCCTGCGGGCCCCTGTCATCAAGATTGAAAAGCATGGCTACTCGTTTTTGATACGGTCGTTGGTGGGCGTGGCCTCTTCCGTCTTCACGGAGCGGTGGTAGAATCCCACCCGGAGGTTCTTGCCCGGGAAATTGAAGGCTATCGCCTGGTTGACGGGTTCCAGGACGGTCGATTCGGGTATCTCCGTGTCGCTGGAGAGGAAGAGCTTGAAGGCGTACAGCAGCTCGGATCCGCTGGCCAGCTTCCCGTTGATGATAAGGTTCGACAGGGCGGGGTGTAGGCCCATGCCGGAGGTGATGGCGGAAGAGGAAGCCTCGGATATCTTCAGTTGGCTCTCCACGAAGTCCTTTATCTTCTGGTCGATGGGTTCGATGGTCCAGGTGACGGGTTTCCCGGTCTGCTCGTCGATGACGTCGACCGTGTGGAAGAATTTGCCGGCGTTCTCCTTGCCGGACAGGACCTCGGTGAGGGAGGTGAGGAACTTGTCCGTCATCTTCCGGATCTCTTCTTCGATCTTCGCGTCGTCGGACGCCCATTCCGGGTGGATCTTCCGGAGCCATTCGCGCTTGTTCTCCCAGTAGGCGTTCGGGGAGTGGATGTGGTAGGCGAGGTTCAGGCCGTTGTCGGTCACGTACTTGAAGATGGTCGGGATCTCCGAGCCCCGGATGATCCACCGGAGGGTGCCCCAGTACTGCGGGATGGAGTAGAAGTCCCTCCCGAAGGAGTAGGTGTGGTTGTAGGACGCCGCCGCCGGGTACATCCCGGGGTTCCGGCGGTCGTACACGGGATACTTCATCGTGCCGGTGCCCATGCAGTCGTGCTCGAAGTCGCCCACGATGATGTGCTTGACGTCCCGGATGTTCCGGGTGTCGGTCCATTCGAGGCGGGCGTTCTTCGCCGGGATGTGCTCCAGGAAGGCGATTCTGGGCGGACGGCCGATGCGGTGGCCCCTTTCCAGGTACACGGCGTTGAAATAGCCCTTCAGGTGCAGGTAGTCGGCCAGGGCGCCCTTGATGTAGGACGGCGCGTCCCAGCTGGCGAGCCATGTTTCAACCTCGGAGTCCTGGATCCATTCACGGACGATCTCCCCGTTCCGGTAGGCCAGGCGGTACAGGAACGGCCCCTGCCCGTAGATGAGGCCTAGCTGCCGGTCAAGGACGCCCGGGGCGAGGTTGTTGTCGTCGATGATGTTCCGGAGGTTGGTCGGGAGGCGGTTGTCGTGTCCGAACGGCACGATGCGTTCTCCGCCTATGTCCATGGGGAGGACTTCCCAGTTCGGGTCGCCCATCCTCCAGAAGTTCTGCGGGATCCCGTCCCCCAGCTTGTTTGACAGGAGGTACACCCGCCCGTCATCCAGGTGCGCCGCGTAGGAATGGCGGCTGATTGCTTTCACTTCCGTCATAAGGTCACTGTTTCGCCGTTGAACTCCATCAGAAGCGGGTGCCAGAACCGGCGCGGCTCGTTCGTGTCCAGGTTAAGATAGGCCTCCTGGTCCTCGGCGTTCCTGTTGAACTTCCGCGTCTCGCGCTTCCGGAGCTTCGCGGCGCGGACGTAGATGATTCCTTCCGATTTGTTCTTCGACTCGTTGTACGACATGTACGTGAACGAGAACGGGACACCCTCCTGGGTGAGCCGCCGCATCTCGTGTATGGCATCATACAGTTTCACTGATGCAAATTTAGGAGGGAAAAACACCCTATAAAGGACACCAGAGGACGCATCACTGCGTCCCCTGGAAAACAATTCTTGTCATTTGAAACCTGTCGATGCAAATTTATCCTTGAATTTTGGCAGTCAAAAGGACACGAAAAGCGGTCGCGGCGTCCCCATCAGCCGAAAAAAGGGGCCGATTCGGCGCTTTTTATCGTAAAACGATTAAAAATCAACAAAATGTGACGAAAAATCCAAAAAATTGCGACGAGGTGATTCCACTGCCTCCGGCGGCCCGCCCTCTCCCGTGGACGCGGTTGCACGGCTCGAAAAAGGTGAAATATGACAAAAGCCCCCGCCGGGGCAGGCGAGGGCTCGATTTCGAGGCGCGATGTCTATTTCATTATGGGATCCAGGTTCCCGGCCGGAACGGACGTCCCTCCCTTGGAGACGGCCATCAGGTCCTTGGACATGCAGAAGTACTTGAAGGCGTCAGATGGGTTTGTGGACTTGGTCGGAAGGTCCGCGACGGGGAGCCGTTCGGAGTTCTTGTTCTTGTACACGACGTTGTCCTTGACGATGGTCCGGGCGTTCTGCAGGGAGAGCCGGAGTTCCTTCGCCGCATAGAAGTCGATGCGTACGATAGGCAGGCGGGGGTTGTCCTCGCCCAGCAGCTTGAGCATGAACGCGTACTCTTCCGCCTGCGTGATCGTCGCCTGGTTCAGGCTCATCAGCTGGACCGTCCAGCCGGTGCGCTTGCCGGTCTCGCCGTCCACCTCGATGGCCTTCTTCAGCTCGGCCACCTGGGAGCGTCCCACCTTGCTGTACTGGTTGCCGGCACGGTCATAGTACAGGTGGACGATCTTGTTCCTGTGGGCGGCGAAGTAGGTGCGGAACTTCCGTCCCAGGTCTGGCACGTACTCTGGCGCGAGGGTGTACAGGAACTTCAGGATCCGGAGACACTTCCGCCCCTTGTGCGTGGTGTCCTGGCCCACGACCATCGAGCACATGTTGCCGAAGTCCACGCCGATGCGAAGCGGTGCGTCCTTGTCATCATACCGGAGTACCGTGCAGTCCTCGGTGTCCCGGATGGTCAGGCGTTCGTAGGCCGCCTCGTCCTTCCCGTCCAGGTAGAAGTGATCCTCCCTGAGCGCGGCGTAGAAGCGGTCGCCGGAGCTGAGGGACGCCCTGAGCGACAGCACGGCGGTCTTCAGGTCCGGGGCCTCTCCCTTGACTGCGTCCGCGAACCACTCGGCGGAGAGGATGTCCACGTTGACGAAGCTCGACGCCCGGATGTAGAAGTTGCTACTCTCCTTCCGGAGGCGCAGCATGATCCAGCGCTTGTACCAGTCGTTCGCTATCTTGAGGTGCTTCTTGCAGTCGTCCAGGTCCTCGGCCGACCTGGTCTTCAGCCAGCGTTCCTTGGAGGCCAGGTAGACGCGCATCGCCTCGTTGTACACGAGACCGGCCTTCATCACGAGGATCAGCGCGTCGACATCCATCGTCTTCGCGTACTTACCCATCCAGTCGTACTCGCCTATCCTGGAAGGGTCGCCCACGTCTGAGGTGAAGGTCACGCCCCGGTAGTAGACGGACCTGGCGTATTCCGGATAGCCACGGACGCCCTTCAGCATCGTGGCCACCTTCTCTTCCTTGAAATACTTCGCCTCGTCGCCCAGGAGGTGGACGTAGCTCCGGCCGGCGAGGGTGGAAGGCCTGTCCAGGGATCCGAACGTGAAGTTCGTCCCCGTCCAGAAGATGATGACCCTCTTGTAGCTGATGATGCGGTTCCGAGGTCTCCAGAACCGGTCCTTCAGCCAGTCCGGCAAGTCGGCCTTCTCGGCCTCGTTGAATGACGGCGGCTGCTTCTCCACGACGTAGTGCGTCCCTTCGTGGTACCCTTTCCTCTCCAGGGATTCCAGGACGGTGGGGATGACGTTCTGCGTGAGGTTGGAGAAGGTGTCGGAGATCCAGGCGCAGGGGGCGCCGGGCATGTCGAAGACGATTTCCAGCATCCGTTCCGTGAGGATGTCCGTCGTCTTCGACGAGCCGCGTCCCAGCTCCGCGTACAGGTTGCGGGGCGAGACGAGCGCGGCGATCTGCGCCATCTTGTTCATGTACTGGATATCGGCGACGCCCTGGGCGCTGCCGTCCGTCTTAATCTGCCGCCTGTGACTCATTCTCCAGGATCTCTTCTATCTCGAAGTCGATGATGCCGGCCTCCATCTCGATGCGCCGGCGCTCGGACTCGGGGACGCCGGAGACGAGGACGCCGTCGATGATCTCCTTGAGCTCGCGGCGGTCGGCCCTCGGGAGGCCGATGGACTCCGGATCCAGGGAGACCACGCGGAAGGTGCGCCGGTAGACCTGGCGCTGCAGCAGCTGCGTGTCCTCCTTATCCAGCCCGAGCACAGCAGCCTTCATCGCGAGGATCTCCGCCGCGTTCTTGAAGTCTTTCGGGGTCTTGGCTGCGTTCATGGCGGCGATGTACAGCTGCTCCAGCTGGTCGGCGGTCTTCGCCCGGAGCGCATCCTTGCTGACCTTCCGGTTTGCATAGAACATCTCGATAGCCTCAGACCAGAGATTCACCGCCGCTTCGTAGCCGAGACCGAAGTAGGGGGATGTAAGGAACTTGATAGTGTTCCGCTTCCCGTACTGGCCATCCAGCGAGAAGACGAGGTTCAGGAGGTCCAGGTAGTGTTCCTCCTTCGGGGTCAGCCGTCCCTTTGAGCCGGTTCCGATGTATTCCTGGATGGCGTCCCAGGCGCCGCCGTCGATGGGACCGCCGAAGAGATCCAGGCGCTTCATCACGCCGGTGCGGTTCTTGACGACGTCCTGATACCGGGCGAGGCCCAGGGCGTCCAGGATGATCGCTTCCGGATTGGAAAGGTCAAGGTCTCCCTTGCCGTTCATGCGGCGGACGGTTACTTCTTCCTTCTGCTGCTCTCCGGGATTCAGTTCATCTGTTTCCATACGCTTTTTCGTAATCCTCGATCATCTTCTCGATTTCAGCGAGCTCGCGCTCCCTTGTCTCCAGTAGAGTGGACCGTCCTGGCGCCAAGTCAGGTCGGTCTCCGGCAGCGAGTTGCTTTTTGAGTCGCCAGATGTTGTCGCGCAGATTCTGGCGTTTCCGCTCGAGTTCCAGGATGCCCATGGACACGAGCTCGCGCCGGCGGGTCATCTCCTGGAAGACCGGGTGTTTTCCGAGCACGGTGTGGTGCTCCTTGTAATACTCAAATTCGGAGACGATTTTCCGATTTTGGGAATAAAAAAAAATGCACTGTTTTGCGGTCTCCAGACACTCCTCCAGGGTGGTGCAGGATGACAGTTTCGCATGCTCCCGGACGAATCCCCGGTAGGCCGTAATCTTGTCCGCCGCGAGTATCTTCAGTTCCGGCGGGCAGTCCGGATCGCCCAGGAACGGGTAGTCCATCCGGAGCGGTCTCGAGCGGGAGGCGGTCTGCTCCACGCTGACCCTTCCGACGCCGGAGAGCGTCCGGATCAGGAGGTCGCGGTACTTGGCCGGATGGCGCTCGACCATCCGCGCCAGGTACGGGTTCGGCTTGTAAACCGACAGGAGCCGGAGACCTTCCTGGACCCCGGCTCCCGATTTCAGCCAATGCTCGATTTCCGTCATTTCTTCAGCAGTTTGAGGAAGAGGCCCGTCACTGCCGGCCATCCCGCCGGCCCTACATACAGGAAGCGCTTCCGGATCATCGCCTCGATGATGACATTCTGGCAGGGATTCCCCCTGAGCACCTTCGTGTAGTAGTTTCCAAAGCTGTGGGACACCTCCAGCGGGCGGGCGCCACGGGACTCGACGTATTTGCGGACGAAGGCCTCGTCCGGCGCGTCATCGTTCTCCGGCAGGAAGTCCACGAGGACCTCCTTGTCGAAGGTGACGGGGACGCGCCCCCAGAAGCGCCTGGTCGCGCCTTCCACGTCGACGACAGGGGTCTGGAGTTCGCTCCAGCGCACCCGGGTCACCGGGACGAGGTTCGCGGGCACGACCACGAAGGTCTGGGCGATC